GTGATCCCGGCCTTCTCCGCGGCCTTCGGGTCCATGTCGAGCGGGGAGAAGATCTCCTGGTCGATGTCGAACCGCTTCCCCTCCCCGCGGGCACCCGAGACGAGGAAGTCTTGGGGGACGATGACCCGGAGCTTCCCCAACCGGATGTCCCGGATCCACGACGACCAGGTGAGGTCGAGGGCATCCATGAGCCCCTCGGCGCCCGCCGTGTCGGCCCGGCCGATCGGCCAGCCGCGGTGCTTGCGGTTGGGGCGGACGTTCGGGATGTACCGGGCGCAGATGTCGTCGGCGAGCGCTGCGGGGAGCGGGATGGCTTCGGCGGCGATGTGCGCGGTCTGGGTGAGCGCGGTGAGCTTGCGGCGGTCACCGAGCTTGTCCTTGGTCCCGCAGTACAGGCCATGGAGGATCACGCCTTTCTCGTGGCGCTCGAGGTGCCGCCACACCAGGGCACCCTCGGTGAGGACCTCGGACCAGAACGTGACCGCCGTAAGGATGCCATGCCGGAACTCGGGGACGGCCCGGTCAGCGTTCACGGCCGTGAGGATCGGCCGGCCTGCGAGCTCGGTGTCCCACACTGGCCGGAGGTACACGCCGGACAGCCCAGATGCGACCTCGGCGGCTTCGAGGAGCGTCGAGACGATCCCGTCCTCTTCGACGAGCTGCTGCAGGCGGTCCTCGGTCGCCTTCGCTGCGCTGTCGGCGGTCTCCTGGTGCGCTTCGGGGATCGCGAGCGACGGGGTCTCGGAGAACAGCAGATCAGCGGACACCGCCGCTACGTCGGCGGCCACCGGGAGGTGGAGGCGTTCCTTGGACGGGTCGTCCTGCTCGGTACCGGTCCAGAACCGGAGCCGGTCGGTGATGCTGCGCCGGCTGTTGGCGTCCCGGGCGGCCCGCCCGGCGTAGAAGGCGGCGAGCTCGAGCGGGTCACCGGAGTACCAGGCGGCGTTCTCGGTGACGTCGGCTTGCACGGGCGCCCACGCTGCGGGGGGCCACGGCATGTCGCTGTTCGTGGGGAGAGGCATCAGCGGTACTTCCGGATGTCGGCGTGGACGAGCACGAACAGTGCGAGGAGTCCGAAGATCAGCCAGGGCACCGGATCAGATCCGGCGTTGGACCGAGACGTGCAGGCTCATCGTCTCCGGCGACCAGCTGGCGCGCTGGCCGTGCCCGGGTTCGGCGTGCCCGGTGAGCGAGATCGTGACGCTGTCCTCGTCGGTGCCGAGCGTCGACGCGATGTCGACCGCGGCCCGGGCCGCGGCCATGACGTGGTGACGGATCTCCTCGGCGGGCGTGCCGTCGGTCTCAGGGATCTCGGCGGCCTTGGCGAGCATGGCCTCTTCGACTTCGTCGGACTGCAACGGCTTGGCGAGCGGGCCGAACGTCATCGAGTAGCTCACGGGTGCCTCCTGGCGGATCCGGACCTGAGTGTCGTGTCGGCCAGTATCCGGGCCGAGTACGTCACGCCGCGTCGACCAGGTCGCCCATCTGCCAGAACCGCCACCACGACTGGGTCTCCATCACGCCGTACCGCTCAGCGTCCGGGCCATGGTCGGCGACCTTCAACGGCTGCTCGACACCGCGCTTCGCCGCGTCGGGGTCCCACACGTACCCGGAGGTCTCCTCGATGTGCCCGTCGCAGGACTCGTGGATGCGGAGCTTCCCAGCGGCGCGCAACGACGCGACGTTGCGGATCCCTTCGGTCACCGTGTTGTCGGCACCCCGGATGTGCTGCCAGCCGTCACGGTGCAGCTGCAGGATGAACGCAGCCGCCGACGGGTCAACGATCACCTTCGACAGCTCGATCGGACCGAGCTCATCCTGCAGCCCGTCGAGCCAGCCGCGGAGCGCCTTCGACTGCTCGGCCATCGTCATCTGCCGGCGGGCTTTGCGCGAGTCGTGCCGCCACTCGCGGGCCACGTACATCCGGTCATCGACACCGAGCCCGATGAGGAGAGCAACGGTCGGGTTGACGGTGCCGACGTCGACGGCGAGCACCCAGTCGGACATCTTGGGGAGCTTGGTGACGACGTGGCCAGCGCCGGGTTCGGTGTTGAACGTGTCGTAGATGGCGCCTTCGGCGAGGACCCAGTCGCCTTCGACGAACCGTCGGCGCCACAGCCCCACGAACTGCCGGTTCAACGACTCGATGAACTTCGCGGAGAGCGTCTTGTTGTCGGCGAGCCGGAACGAAAACCGGTGCAGCTCGAGCAGCTCGACGTCGGCCCGGGCACGCGGGACGTGGACGGTGCCGTCCTTGCGGAGCCACAGCTTCGCCCGTTTCAGCCAGTCGCGCATGAGCCAGTGGTTCGGGTTGTCCGGGTTCGTGGTGCCGTACACCTTGGCGCCGACGATCGACATGCGGGTCATGAGCATCGCCCACATCGATTCGGGCATCAGCGAGATCTCGTCGACGTAGGCGCCGGCCAACGTGAGGCCGCGGATCTTGTCCTGGGCTTTCTCGTCGTTGGCGCCAGCGACGTAGATGCGCCGGCCGAGGAGCCAGAGCTCGCCGGCGCCGGCGACGTACCGGCAGCGTTTCTCGCCGAGGATCTCGATGAGCGGATCGATGATGTTGCGCTTCAACGTGCGTTCGGTCTTGCCGATCATCACGAGGTTCCCAGCGGGGCCTTCGCGCACGAACTTGAGCCACGCCCACAGCGAGGCGATGGTCTTGCCGGAACGGACGGAGCCTTCCCAGATGTTGATGTCGGCGATCGCGAGCTCGATGGAGCGGCGGGCCTTGCCTTCGAACCGCTCGATGTTCATGCGAGCCGCAACGTCGGATGGGTGCTCGAGAGCAGCCAGGCGGCGAACGCCAGGAGCACCACGACGTCGATCAGGAGCGTGATCGTGTAGCGCTTCATCCGTCGCCCATCCGGTCGGCCCACCACGCGTCGAACCCGGACAGGTTCTCGGCGTCGCGGTTGTCGTGCTTGTCGATCTCCAACACCGTCCGCATCGCCTGCCCGACCGTCATCACGATCGTCCGCTTCGCATCGGTCGGCGGCTGATCGAGCGTGTGCTCGACGTACGTGTTGTCCTTGCCACCGAAGTTGAACACCAGGTACGAGCCGTGCATCTCGTCGAGCAGCTTCTCCGCCTCCTCCGTGAGCCGAGCCGCGATCCCCGCCCGCCGCTCCGCGCAGTACGCCGACCGCGCCTCCTGCGCACGTGCGAGGTTCGTACGTCCGAACTGGTGGCCGATGCTCTTGGCGATGCGGCTGACGCTGTCGGGTGATCGGCCGACTTGGGTGGCGATGTCGCGGGCGCTGTGGCCTTGGCCGAGGAGGTCGACGATGTGGTTGCGTTCGTCGTCGGTGAGGGGTTTGGCCACGGGTTCATGATCGGCGCCGAGTACGTCGCTCGATGATGCTGGCCCGGGCCCGGTGTGGGAGGCGGAGCCGGCTGAGTGCCCAGCCGAGGAGGCCGACGGGGGCGACAGCGGAGGCGAAGCCGAGGGTTGCGGCGAGGAGCCAGATGGCGGCGGTCTGGCCGGTGTGGAAGGCGTCGAGGATCATGCGGCGGCCGCCTGGTGCTCGTCGTCGTCGTCGTCGAGCTCGTCGAGGGGCGGGTCGTCGGCGTAGTAGCCGTCGGTCTCTTCGTCGCTCTCCTCGATGTCGAGGTCCCAGCCGGGCCAGAGGGTGCAGGGGTGGCGGCCGCAGGCGATGGCGGCTTGGTCGCTGTAGCGGGCGGGGATGCCGTACTGGTGCCAGCGTTGGGCGCGGCGGTGGGTGATGCCGCAGCGGGCGGCGAGGGCGGCGAGGCCTTCGGGGGGGTCGTCGGGTTGGTAGCCACCGGCGCGGCCGAGGGTGACGCCGATGGCTCGGGCGAGGGGTTCGATCGGGTAGCGCTTGCGGCGCGCAACGGCGCGTGGGTTCAGATCAGGGTCCATGTGTCCTCCGTCGTGTCACCACGGGTGGTGGTCGGATGGTGTGGTTGGTCGCCGTTGATGGGTTTCGCGCCATTCCACTGCGCGCTGGCGCGTTTCGTTGATGGACCGGTCCCGTTGCTGGCTGCTCAGATCAGAGTCCACGAGTCGTCTCCTTGGTTGTCCACAGGCGGCGTGGTGGTGGTTTGTGTGTCCTTGGACTTCCCGTGGACCGCGTCCCTCTCCGCCCCCTTACGTATAGGGGGCGGGACGCGAGGGACGCGGTCCACGGAGTGCGTCCCCTCGGGTAGGGACGCGGTAGGGACGCGGGGGGGACGCGGGGACGCGGTAGCGGTGTCGTCGCCCCCGACCTCCGAGTTATCCACAACGAACATGTCCATGTCGTCGTCGCGGAACGGCTGGATCGAGGTGTAGAGGAAGCCACGGGAGCCGCCGCGGACGTCCTGGTTGACGTAGCCCTCGTTGATGAGGACCTCGATCGCTTTGCGGATCCCGGTGCCCTTGCCCTTGACGTTGCTCTCGATGCCCCGCTGGTTCGACCCTTGGGGGCCGAGCGCCTCGAGGTACTCGCTGATCTTCTGCATGAGGAACGTGGGCCGGGTGACCTTCTCGTGGCGCTTCACGGCGATGCGCACCTCGGTGCCGGCGGGGTTCGACTTCACGTCGATGTCGGCGACCAGGGCGCCCTTCTGCCAGGTGCCGTTGCGGTCCTTGACGCAGGTGAGCTTCAGGTGGCCATCGACGCCGCGGGCTGGGGAGACGGGGGCTTCGACGTGGTAGCTGGCGCCGTCGATGGCGGCGCGCTTGCGTTGGGAGCCGATCTCGGTGTGCCGGCCGCCTTCCTCGTTCTTGGGCTGGTGGTCGATCAGCAGCACGGTGACGCCGAGCCGGGCGAGGAACCGGGGCAGCTTGCGGAACCAGGTGGCCGTGGCGTCGTCGTCGTTGGGTTTGGCGCCGTCGAGGGCCATGGCTTCGCCGGTGGAGTCGATGACGGCGAGCGTGGTGTCGTGCTGCTGGATGCGGTGCCCAGTCCAGGCGGCCGCGGCGTCGGTCCACGGGATGTTCGGCGAGATGTAGAAGAACCGTTCGACGAGCTGGTCGACGGTGACACCGAGGGCGATCATGCGGCCGCAGACGCTGGCGGCGTGGTCTTCGAGGTCGACGTAGAGGACGTGGTGGCCGGCCTTGATCTCCTGCGCCGCAGTGAGCAGCGCGAGCCAGGACTTCCCGGAGCCGCTTTCGCCGAAGAGGCCGTTCATGCGGCCGGCGTAGAACATGCAGGCGCCGTCGTCGCGGCGTAGCAGGGTGGGGCGTGGTTGTTCGTAGCTGGCGGCGGTGATGGCGGCGAGGTCGGCGGGTAGCCACCCGTGGTCGGGTTCCTGGTGCTCTTCGTCGCCGGGTTCGGCGGGGAGCTCGAGGACGGTCGGGGGGACGATGACGGCCCAGGAGAGGTCGTCGGGCTGGCGTTGCTCCCCGTAGCCGGTGGCGGCCAGGGCGCTGGTGGCGGCGATCCAGTCGCCGCGGTGCTGGGTGACGGCGTAGAGCCCGAACGGGTCGTAGGGGCGGCGGACTTCGAGGCCGGGCCACATGGCGGCGCAGGTCTCGGACCAGAAGGTGGTGTGGTCGTCGGGGTAGACGGTGACGCTGGTGCCGCTGTTCTTGCCGGGCCGGGTGTAGTCGGTGGAGCCGTCGGCCTTGTTCTTCGGGGAGTGGCATCCGAGGAGCTGGACCATCTCGTGGCCGGAGTGGCGGGCGTTGAAGGCGTCGCCGGGCCGCTTGGGGCCGATGTACGGGAGCCGGTCCCCCATCGTCGTGGACGGGGGCGGCGGCGCTGGGGTGAGGTGCTGTTCGATGTCGTCGAGCCCGTAGCGGCGGGTGAGGTCGCCGTCGATGATGTGGACGGGGGTCGGTTCGTTCTTGCGGTTGTAGGTGCCGGGGACGCGGAGGATGCGGGCGGCGTCGTAGACGTTGTCGAGGTGCCAGCCGCGTTTGGCGGCGAGCTGGTCCCAGGTGTGGCCCCAGTCGGCGAGTGGGACGTCGGCGGGGTCGGCGAGCTCGGTGAGGAACCACCAGGGCTGCAGTCCGCCGCCGGTGTGCACGATCACGGAGGGAGGGATGGGGAAGTCGGCGAGGAGCTCGAGCGCGGCGGGGACGTCGGGTGGGAGGGGGTGGCCGCCTTTGTGGTTGGGGCCTTCGATGTCGACGTCGAGCCATAGGGCGGGGAGTCCGGCGATGTCGGCGATGCCGCCTCGGCGGCCTCCGGCGAGTTGTTCCTTGCGGGTGCCGACGCCGAGCCAGACGTCGCAGTCGGGGGCTCGGGTTTCGATGGTGGTGGCCATCGTGGCGAGGTCGGTGACGGGTGCCCAGTCGACGCGTTGGCTGGCGGTGGCGCGGTCGATGGTGAAGAGGGAGAGCCACCCTGTTTCGGCGGTGCCGTAGAGGGCGTGGAGCCATTGCAGGGGGACGCTGGGCGCCGGCGACGGTTCGGCCATCATCCCTCGGACCGCGTGGCCGTAGTGCGGGCCTGGGTGGTGCCCTTGTGGTTGGTGATGTCGATGACGAAGCCGTGATCGCCGAGCTCACAGGAGAAGGTGAGGCGGACGGCAGGTCGGTTCTCGACGCCCGCGTAGGGCTCGGCCTTCTCGAGGTGGGTGCACCAGCTGTCGCAGATCGGGCACGACATCTCATGGTGAGCGCCCTCCCACGACCAGAGCGGCATCGCGAGCGTTGCCCCGTCGCGCGGGCCGCACTCTGTGCACGGCACCTCTGGGTTGCAGGCGCGAGCGACGTGCCAGGAGTACTTCCCGTCGTCCCAAGATCCGACAGCAACGGCAAGCCACGCGTCGGGATGGGTGTCCTGGATGATGTGCATGCGACGCAGCACACCGTCGAGATCTCGTTCGCTGTTGGGCTTCACCTCGACGTAGACGATCTCCTTGACGACGAAGTCGGGGAGGTACTGGCCATCCTCGTTGGCGAAGGCGCGCGGTTCGTACTCCCACGTCGGCGAGTCCGGTTGGCTGTCGAGGAACGCGGCGTAGCCGGCTTCGAGTCGGCTGCGCATCTGGATGCCCTTATAGGTGGTGGGCCTGGCCTTGATCGTCTCCATGGGCTGCAAATCCTCAGGTTGTGATTTCGAGTTCGGGCCGAGAAATGCGCCGCACGATGGCGGCGCATGTGTTCAGGAAGGCGGGATGCGGATCTGGGTGATCCCGTCGACGGTGCGGCGCTCGATGCGACCGAAACGGGCGGCCGCTCCGATGCCTCGGATCACGAGCGAGCGGGCCCCTGCGGCTTGTGGGATGGATGACGTCGGGGTCGGTGCCGCTGGGCGGGAAGAAGTACTCGGTGCGCCGGCCACGGCAGGCGGCGTGCAGGCGCCACTCGTCTTCGCGGTTCATGCGGCACCGCCGAGGTCGAGCGCGCGCTGGCTCGCGCGCTTCTTGGGGGCCCGGAGTACGAACAGCGTCGATAGGTTGCGGCGCGCGTGGACCTGGCGGCGCTCGGAGCCGTCGCGATTGGTCGTGGGCTGGGGCCGCGGTGACGTGATCATCTCGAAGCGGTCGACGAGCTCACAGCCCAGGTCGATTGCGTGAGTGAGCGTGTGGTGGGTGCCGACCCAGAGCTTCCCGGACCAGATGTAGTCCTGGCACTTCACGAGGATCAGGCCGCGTGGCTTAGTGATCCGGACCATCTCGGTGAGGCCATCGTTGATGATGGCCTGGAGTTCGGCCGGGGTGGAGAACATCGGGTCAGCGTGACCCTCGGCCATGCCGTAGCGGTCGTGGAAGCCCGCGAGCGTGGAGGTCTTGCGTCCGCCGGGGCACACGTACGGAGGGTCGTAGGCAGTGACGTCATAGGTGTCGTCAGATTCGGGGAGCGCGCGGAAGTCGCTCCCGTCGCTGGGGCGGTGCTTGGTGACGAGGTTGGTGGGTCGGTACACCTTCCACCAGGTGCCTTCGCCGTAAGTGGGGTCGAGCACGAGGGCGTTGTCGGGGATGTAGAGGCGCGCGACGTCGGCTATCAGTGGGGCGTTGGTGGTGGCCTGCGCGGCCATGATCGGCTCGGTCATGATCGGTCGCGCTCCCGCGCGGTCGTGTTGCCCCAGATCCCGGGCTGGTCGAGCCGGAGCGCGTAGGCGAGGCAGTCGGCCTGGACCGGGCACGTGGCGCACACCGCCTTCGCTGCGGCGATCGTCTTCGTGTCACCACGTCCCGGGAAGAACAGGTACGTAGGGACCTCCGGTCGACGGCACGCACCGCGCCGCATCCATGATGTGTCGCCTTCGTCGATCAGGAAGAGGTCGATGAGACCGCGCGCGACGCCCGCTGTCGAGGTCGGGTCGGGCTGCTCAGGTTCGGGCTGGGGCACGGGGTGGAGGCCGTGACGGGAACGGCGCGGGGGTACGGGCTCGTCAAGGAGTGCCTTGATGGCGCGGGCGTTCGGTGGTGACACCTGCCGGCGTGAGATCTGGAGGCCGTCGCCCTTCTGGCCGATGGCGTGCGCGATCGCCTTCTTCGTCCAGCCGCGCTCGAGCAGCTCGTCGATGATCTTCCATGTGGGCGCTGCGGGGATGCGCGCGCCGTCGGCGGCGTCGGTGGGCATGACGGCGAGGATGCGTTCTTCGGTGGTGCGCCGGATCCGCTTCGAGGGGCCGCGGCCGGGCTTGCCGTAGACGAGCTTCCACAGGCAGCCGTGGGAGACGCCGGAGCGTTTGGCGACGGTCTTCATGCCAACGCCGACGGCGGCGAGCGACGCCATGTGCTGGCGCGCCCGGTCGGCGCCGACGTAGGGCGGTTCGACGCGCTGCTTGCGGGCGCGTTCGTAGTCGCGGTTCGCGGCGCGGCAAGGGTCGCAGCGGCAGTGGTCCTGGACGTACTTCACGTAGCTGCCGTGTTCTCTCATCCGTGCTCCCAGCAGTCGCAGATCGTGATGGGGCGTCCGCAGGCGGGGCAGTGCGAGTCGGGGGCGTGCTCGAGGAGCCGGGCGACTCCGAGGCCGATGGCGACGATGCCGGTGACGACGAACATGACGGCGACGCCGGCGATGGTGGCGGGACGCTCGATCGTGCTCACGCGTCGCCTGCGTCTTCGGGGTGCTGCGTG